AACCACCGCCACCACCACCAGTTTCAGTCGCGGCCTTGGAGCCGGAAGCGCCAGCCGCCCAAATCAGCGCATCCAGATAGGTGTAACCTGGCGGCTTCACCCATACGGTCGATGCGGTATAGGTGCGGTTAAACGATCGCTCTACATACGACCACAGCGACGTGCCATCAGACTGAACCAAGCGCTCTTCGCCTGGATACATGATGAACGATGCCAAGCCGTCTATAGCCATGGCTGGCGGTCGCGTGGTGATCGTCCAGTCGGTGAACTGAATGGTGTACGTTCCGATGATGGTCGCTGGGCCGCCGGGTGCGCTGCCGGCGGTGTAGGTGAAAGTCGTCGCGCTGGTGACGGTGATCTGGTATTGCCCGTTGTAGGCCGCCGGGGTGACACCGGAAATGGTGACGTAGTTGCCCGATGCCAAACCATGCGCCACCGCCGTTGTCACAGTCGCAATCGAGCCGCCCGCCGTGATGGTGCTGATCGTCACCGGAGCAACGCTGCTGTCGTCCACGCGGTAGCCTACGGTCAGATTCAGCGACGAGCCAGCGGTGTACGTGCCAACTGGCAGCGCCGTGCTGCCAGGCGTGCTGAGCATGGTATAGGTGAACGTGCTGGCACCGGTCACGGTAATGATGAACGTGCCGTTATAGTCTGTCGGCGTGGCGCCCGACACCGTTACAGTATCGCCAGTGGTTCGGCCATGCGGTGCGGCAGTCGTCAGCGTGGCTACAGCGCCCACGTTGGTGATCGTGCTGATCGTCTGCGCGGCGTTAGCCGTGTAGGAGGCCACCGTAGCGATGATGCGCTGTGCCAGTGGGATCGACGTGCGACGCACAATGACCAGATCGCCGGCCACGATAGCCAACCCTGCCGGGACATTGAAGGAAGTTACGCTGCTCGGCATGGCGATGGTGCCAGATACCGTGCTTACAGCGGCTGGCGCTTCCAGTTCGATGTCGCCCGTGCTGTTGTTCTTGAGCGTCACATAGAAACCGTCCGTCAGTAGCGCCGGCGTCGCGAAAGTCTGCGTAAAATTTCCAGTGGTGTAGTCCAGAATCTTGGACTGATCCAGCACCGTGATTTGCGCGTTGCTGGTGCGCACCGAGCGGCGGCGCTGGCCGCGCAGTTTCCAGCTTGCTACGTTGTTTTCGCTTACCAGTTCAAACTGCGTCGGCGTGCCAGGCTGACCAGGAAGCGCGGCGGTGAATACCAGTTGATCGACATAGTTCTTGGTGACGCCCAGGATGCGGTATTCCGTGCCGGTGTCGATCATCAGCACGTATTGCGACAGGTCGCCAGCGCTCAGCATCGAGCCGTCAGCCTGCACGATGTTGCGCACGCCAAGGCCCGACACGTTGATCGTTGCCGCGCCAGTGTTCATGACGTTCGGCAGCCATGCAACGATGGTGTTCGCGGTGTAGGCAACAAGCGGGTCATCAGGCGTCAGCACGTAGGCATTCGCGACACCCGTGCTGTTGCCGCCCACGAGAACGGAGCCGACGAAGCCAGGGAAGCTGTCGAGCAGGATCTGCTTAATCAGCCGCAAATGGTCGTCGCCTTGGCTCTTTGGGTCCCCGCCGGTCGGGTTCGCCGGGTTCAGGTCTTTGATATAGCTGCCGGTTTCTAGTGGCATTTCGTGCTCCGGTTATGGCGTGTAAGTGTCGGTGCGCTGGCGCAGGGGGCCGGGAGTATTCCACTCCAGCACGTTGGCGTCATCCACTGCGCGCATGAAAGATGCGTCGTACTTGCCTTCCTTCTCGGCGTCGTCGGCGTAGTTCGCGGCCTCTTTCAAGGCGCCCCACAGGTAGATATTCGGCCAGTTGGTCAGCAGCGAGTTGGTCTGTTGCGTGTCACTCAGTGGCAGGAACTTAGCCTCATAGACCAGCGTTGCCGGATAAGCCGCATCCGGCACTGGGCCAAAATAGAAGCGGTCGCCGATGATCGTGTAGCGGTAGGGCGATGCCGAGCGCTGATCGGCAAAGTCCGTGCCGTATTGGTCGGGCGTCACATACGTGATTGAAGGGCTGACGTTCGGGATAGACAGCGAGCGGACGTGCAGCAGATCGGCCGGCACGGAAGCGTAGGCGGTGCCAGCAACCGTCGACAGCGTGGTCGTCAGGCTCTGCAAGCGCGTCTTGAGCAACGCCTTGATGCGCGACTCGGCCAGGACAACGAAGTCCTGCGCCTTGCCGCTCAGGTCGTTGCGGTGCATCCAGTCAGCAACTGACGCAACCAGTTCCGTGTAGGTGCCGAGTGCCATCAGAAATTCCCCTTCCAGATGCGGAAGTCGCTGTTCATCGGATCCTGCACGATGCGCTTGATATGGACAGGGTTCTGCATGAACTCTGAGAATGTGATCCCACAGGCATTGCAATATTTTTCAACAATCACATCGGGGAGTCTTGCAGCATGCTTCATTTCCGAAGTACCAAACATGCCAGCATTGTGTTGCGCCTTGGCATATTCGGCAATCGGCGTACAGTCTTGTGAGCGCAGGATGCCCGAAATTTCTCCCGAGACGATGTAGCGCGTCGATACCTCGTGCTTGGAGCGATGTTGCTGGCGGGCGGCGAGTACTGGGTTCATGGCTGGCCTTATGGATTGAGTGCGTTAAAACCGGTGACTTCGCGTAGCACAGGTTTGGCCCAAATAACGGCCCCAACAGGCGTACCCGCACTAAATTTGACGCTGATTGAGAAACCAAGAGTCCCGGTGGCGCTAGACTTCAAATACCCTGGACAACGCAAGGTGCCGAATACCGCATCGGTACTCATGTTGGCGGTCTGGTTGCGGTTGACAGTCACCGCAACGTTTGCAATCGAAATGGAAGGCGCGCGGATAAGCTGTGATCCAGCGGGGATCATGAAGTCCACAAACACCTCATAGACCTTGTTCGCCACAGCAGGTACCGGCGAGATATTGCTGAACACAACCTCATTGCCCGCAGTAGAAGTTCCGCCGAAATCTATGCGCTGGGCGGTTGCACCGTTGAGCGTGGTCTTTGAGCACGCGCATGTGATAGCTGTAGTCCCGCTGTTGACGGTCCATGTGTCTGCTACTTCGCCAGTTGGTGGCACTGTGCCGCTTTTCGTGCCACCGATACCTGTCAGTTGCGGGTTTTTGGTGGTCAGCAGCAGGTTGCTCGCATCAAGATAAAGCGTGGACATATCCACCTGCTCAATAAGCGAATTCTGGGCTGCGCCAATCACTGCCGCAATTTTCTGCTCACCCACCCAATTAGGGTGCAGGCCGTCAATAGCATCACCTGGAGGCGTGAATACGCTCAAGTCAACCACCAAAACATTCGCCCTGGCTGTCGCCAGCACTAGCGCATTATAGGTGTCAAAATCAGCCTTTCGACCAGCCGACAATGCGTTATAGGTGGCGTCAGTGCGTTTCATTACAGTGCAGATCACGCATTTTTTCGCGCCGTTGGCAAAATACGAATCAAGCATCGCCATCAGGTTTGCATAGATTTGCGCCGGCGTATCCGAACCAAGCCCCAGATCATTTGTGCCAGCCAGAATAGTCACTACATCAGGCCTTTGTGCGTTCACAAGAGCTACCTGAGTCAGCATCTGCGCGATGGTTTCACCGGCAGTTGCTTGATTGAAGTCGCTCGGATAGTAGTACCGCACGCCGGTTGCCGTGTACTCGCCGAATACATGACTTGGCACGGCGGCGCTATTGGTGATGCTGTCACCCTCATAAACAATGCGGCTATTAGCTGGCAAAATGCTTATGTAGGCCGACTGATAAGCACCGCCGACTTTGAGTGCGCCAATAACCGGCACATAAGCGCCATTCTTCTTAATGGTCGCAGTCAAGTCCGCATATGCTCCATTACGTTTGATTTTGGATGGCATGATGCGTCCGATTAGTAGAAATACAGCGTGCCATCTGGTCGACCATCGGCATTAGTTGGTGCAACCCCGCTCGTGTTCACGATCACCAAAGGCGCAACGATGCCGCCGAAGTTGGACGACGGCGAACTGTCAACGCTGATTTCCACAGTAGTGACGCCATCGGCAACGATGACCTGGCGCAGCTTGATCGTGTCCACAGCCAGGTCACAATTGATCGTCGGCCCAGTCCCGCGAGGAATCAGTGTCCACGGACCTGTGTTCAGTTGGTATTCGACCGATCCGGCCGCACTCGTGTTGAAGATCGTCGCCGTGGTGCTCGACAGCGTATAAGCGAAGGTCTGACCGGCCCCTTGAGGCGCCGAATTGACCGTTACCTTGTTGGCCGATGTGTTGACCGACGAGGCAAGCGAAATATTCTTTGGCATGATGATCCCCTTAGCCGGCCGATTGCTCGACAGCCGTGATGGTGAAGGTTCCAGCGGTCGAGCAGATGATGAAATAGCCACCGCTGGGGAGATTGATCGGTACTGGATTGATGCTGGTCTGCGTCAGCAGCAGGCCCAAGCCGACGCTAAGCGACTGCGTGTAATAAACGGTCCCGGTTGAGCAGGTCAGCGCGGAGGTGCCGATGCGTACCTGAACCGTGCAGGCGCTCGACACCAGTACCTGAGTCGCGTTCTGACATGAATAGCTTGGGTAGATCACCGCAGCTTTGGCCGTGTCAGTTGCCTGATAGCTGGTGCTGACGGCCAGGGTACGCGCTGCCGGCTGGCTAAAATTGAAAGCAACGACAGTTGGGATCGTCGGCTTATTGCTCAGATCAACATAACTGCCACTGGTTGCCACAGTCGCCAGCGTTGGCTTGCCGCTCAAGTCGGCGTATGCACCACTGAACAGCGACGGCTTGCCAGACAAGTCAACATATGCCCCGGACGTTGCGACGGTGGCCAGGCTCGGCTTATTCTTGATGAAGTCAACCGAGCCAGAACTCGCTTGCGTCCAATCGGCTTGCATCTGGCCACCACCAGCAGCGACAGACAGCACGCCGCTCGTCAGGCTCAAGCCCGAACCAATCAGGTAGCAATTCGGCAGGATGGTAGGGCCGTCGAGAGAGAACAGGCAGCTTGCCGAACTGGCAGGGAACTGCACGAACCGGTCAAGATAGCCGGTATCCGATGGATTGCGCTGGCGAACCGTGACATCGTACGGATCTGCGTGTGCCAACCCGGAAACCAGCAGCACAAGTGCAATGATGAGCTTTTTCATGCTAGTCGCACCCATTGGTTAGCGGCCACCTTCTGGAAGCCGATGTTGTCGCCCAAGGCGGCAGCAGCAGGCGCACCCAAGATGGAAGAGGCGCCATTAATGGTCAGCAGAGTAATCGCACGCAGGAAACAGATGCGCTCGATCTGGCCAAGCTTGCTATTGGCGTCCGATGGCAGACTGACAGTCAGCGTTGCCAGGGTTCCAGCGGGATTGATGACGGTCAAGCCACTGATACCCGTATTGACGATGTTCACCGTTCCGCCCGATACAGGCGGCGCTGGGGATGCGGCTTGCATCACGTCGGATGCAGCCAAGCCGGATGCGTGCAGCATTACAGGCCCTCCCCATCAGTGAACTCAATGGCGGCTGTACCGGTGTCGCAGATAGCGGCCACGAACGTTGCGTCACCCTTGGTCAGAAGCTCAACCGTGTTAGGCGGAATGTTCATGTCCGTCGCGGTAGCCGCTAAGGCAGCGCCAGCAGGGCCGCTGAACTTGATGCGGCAGGCGTTCGGGCCAGCGTTGTAAACGCGCACAGCGTTGCTGAACTGATCCAGCGCGCCGGATGCGGTGGCGGTGGTTGCTGCGATCTTGACCGTAGCCTTACCAGCGGTATGGAATGCTTTTACTCGCATGATGCTCTCCAAAAACGGCCCCGAAGGGCCGCTGGTTTAGGTCGTGTAGTAGTGGACATAGACGTCCGCAACCAAGCCCACGGTCGTCGCGCTGCCGGTCAGGGTCAGAAACTGAGAAGTGGTCATTTTCTGCACCGACTTGCCGTTCGTACCCTTGTCGTCCATGTTATTGACGACTTTTTCAGTGCCGCCGATGGCGTAGGTGTCGATCAGGTTGGCCGACGAGGTTGTCCCGTTTGCCGCGACACCCACGGAAAGATTGGCCGCGCCGGTCGATTTGGTCTGGACGTCGATTTCCACGCGGTCGATAAAGATCGTCGTGTTTTCCGGGTTGCCCCATGACAGGATCGCGCCGCCAGTCGTAGCGGCAACGCCGACCACGCCAGGAAACTTGCGAATGCTCATGTTGCTGTGGACGGTGCCGCCTACGCGCAGCTTGGTTACTGCCGTTACATCGTCAGTGAAAGCCATGCTGCCGCTGTCGGTTTGGCGAATATTGGTACCCATAATTCTCTCCAGTTGAGGAAGGGGCCGAAGCCCCGACCGGTTTGATTACAGGATGTCCAGCACGGCGCCGTTCGCTTTTGGCTGAACGCTGCACAGCGTGTATTCCACGATGAGCTGCTTCTTCAGGCTGTCGCCGGTCTTCGCCAGATCTTGGCTGAAGAATGGACGCAGGTAGTCGACCGACCACATGTCCGATTGCAGCACCCATACGTCACGGGCGCGCTGGAAGCGGTTCGGCACAGCCTTGATGCTGCCAAAGTCCGATACATACACGTCGACGGACGCGTACAGCTTCTTGTCTTCGCTGTCGTCCATGCGGGTGGCGTTACCGGTGAAGGTGGAGAAGGTTTGCTTCGCCAATGGCCCCATCATGATCGTGTCGGGCATGCCGCCGGCGGTGAACACCTTTTGCAGCACGTCTTTCAGGCGTGCTTCAGTGAACAGCGCCTGAGTGCCGTCCGTCTGCGCCACGTTGGTGACGTAGTTCGGGGCCACGTAGCCGACGCCGGCATTGACGTTATCGCCAGCCCAGCCAACCAGGCCGCGCAGTTGACGAGGGGCGGTCGCGGTGACGTTGTTCTGCGTCAGAGCGAACTCCATGTCGCGCTTCAGTTCCAGCGCTTTCAGGGCCATCTGGTAGCCCATTTCCGATTTGCGGCCGGCGGACAGGGTTGCTTCCTGCGTGCCGGACACGATGACGGTCTTGGTGGAGATTTGCGTACGGTTGCCCAGGCGGACAGTCGGCGTCACAGCCACGGCGGCAGCGTCGTCGCCCTCGGCTTGTGCGTTGGCGCCGAATGCGGCCAGGTCTTGGGTTTGCCATTCGTGCAGGGTATTCGTCGCCTTACCTTTGCCGATCATCGACATGAAAGGCACGTCAGTTGGGCTGATGCGATAGATGATGTCGCTCAGGTCTTCGCGGTTACCAATCGCGGCAGTGCTCAGGAAGGTATTTGCTGGTGCGGCCATTATTAGCTCCTAGCGCCTCTCGGCGTATGAATGCGTTTAGATGAATGCTTCGAAGGCTTTCCCGGCATCGCTTAACTTGCCGCCACCCTTCGAAAGTTTGTTCAGTGCTGCTGCACGCGTCTCTGCTGTGCCGTTGCGCTGCGTCGGCGTGCCACTACGCTCGACCTTTGGCGGGGCGGCGACAACCTTCTTAGAAGCTGCGCCAGCGCGGGCCATCAGATCGCGGTACTTCATCGCGTCATTCGCGATCAACAGCAACCGAGCATCGAGAATGGTCATGCCGTCCTCTGCCTTGTAGCCGCGCTCAGTCAGGAAAGTGTCAAGCTGGGCCATGCCCACTTTCATCTTCTCGGGATCTTTCCATTCCGGCAGCTTGGCAATGAGTGTCTCTTGCTGCTGCTTGATGAAGTTCTTCGAGGCTTCCTGTTGCTCGGCTTGGTGCTGCTGGTAAAGCTCTTGCATGTCCTGCTTGGCCTTGGCGATGTCGGCTTGCCCTTTACGGAGGGTGCGTTCAAGCGCCAGGTACTCAACAGGATCAGAATTCCATAATTCTTCGGTCAACTGCGCTTCGATCTGTCCGAGATTGCCCTCGGTCTGGATCGTGTACGTCTGGAGCTTTTGCGCCAGTTCGTTGCGCTCCTTGGTGGCGGCTTCCTTCACCGCCTGTGCTGCACGCTTTTCATCAGCCGTATCCATGGTCTTCTGCGTGTAATCCTTCTGACGCATCGACCCTTTGACAGCTTCGGCCAATTCCTCTTTGGTCATCTGGACCGGCTTGCCATCAACTTCGATGGTGACGATATCAGGTTCCGCAGCGGGTTCGCCGCCCTGCTCCGCGTCTTCTTCCGACGCATCTTGCGATTCATTGCCGGCAGCTTCTTCAGCGGCCAGGCGCTCAGCAGCAGCCTCCTGCGTTTCTTCGGCTTGTGGCTGATCGCCACCATAGAGCACATCGAAAGCATCCGATGCGCCACCCATGTCCAGACTGCCGGTTTCTGCTGCTTCACTCATTTGATGCTCCTTGTTGGATGCCTTGCGGCTTGTCCAGTGGGTTAAATTACAGTTCGATCACGTCACCAGTCGTCAACTGGTAGGCTGCTGGGCCAGTCAACACCGCGACATTGCTACCGTTCGGCATTTGAATCAGATCAGCGGCCGGCTCAGGATGCCAGCAGCGCGACACTTGGGCCGATGAAGCGACAACAGCCGCCATCAAGTCAGCCCAACCGCACGCTTTGCCTTCTGGAGCACCGATTCCTCGTGCGCCAGATCCAGGCGCGCTAACTTGCCCGTTTCCAAGCTCGTTTGCAGGTTCGCTTTCAGCTTGTCCGCCAGTTTCAGCAACTGGTACAGCTTTTCGCGCCCGTCGAGGTCGCGGACTGGTGAGTTTGTCCATTGCTCTATCAACTCCGTCTTGATGTCAGTAAAAGCCTGTTCGAAGGCTTCGTTTTCCAGTACCTCGCGGGCGCGGTCGCCGTTATAGATGCGCTGCTCAATCGTTGCCATTGCCGCCCCCTGCTTGCGCCGACTGGGCCGCTGTGTTTGCTGCCGACTCAGCCGCGATCAATTGCTTGCCGATGTCCTTGTGCGCACCAATCTCGGCGACGGTGATCTTGGTCATGTTGTCCTGATCGATCTTGTAGCGCTCCAACTCACGTTGCGCGGCTTGATCAGCCAGCTTGGCAAGCTCCCGCTCGTGTTCGAACTCCTGGCGCATCGCGTCAAGCTGCGCCGTGTTCTGCGCTTCTTGCAGCTTCTGGTCGGCCTCGGCCTGTTGCTTGTTCAGGTCGATCTGCATACGCGCCTCAGACTCGACCCGGATCTTGAACTGCTCCATTTCAGCTTTGTGCTGGCGATCCGCAGCCGCATCCTGCATTTTCTGCTGGGTAAGCTGCGCGTCAGATTGCGCCTTGATCTGCGCGACTTGCACTGAATCAGGTACTGGCGGCGGTCCTTTAGGCGGCTGCTTGGCAGGATCGGTAAAGAACAGGTCGGAATTCTTGAAGCCCAGCGCCTCGGTCATCTTCTTGTCGAGGTTGTAAATGTTCTCAGGCGTCGCGGCGCCGATCTGCAATGCTTCGCCCTGTTTCTGCGACAGCAGCGCCAAGTGGCTGACCAACTGGTCTTTGTTGCCCGTGCCTAGGCCGACGTTCACGCACAGGTCAAATTGATTGCTCCACTCGCGCGGATCGACATTGACCCACTCACCGCCGGCAACCTTAATCATTTCGGCCTTGTTCTGGTACTTCGTCACCAGCTTGAGGATCATCAGCCCCAGCTCTTTGAAGCCAGTCTCTGCCATGTAGCGGCTAATCGTCTCGACGCGCGAATCGGCGCGGTTGGTGATGATGTTGGCTTGCGTGGCGGTCTGCTGAAGCTGCATACCATTGCCGCCCTGCGTCTGCTTCGACCAGCCTGTTGCTTCCTCGACCTCGTTTTCGAAGAACTCCATGACCTGCATCGAGCCAGCGATATCGCCAAGCCCCTGTTGCAATTGCCCAACAGCATCCGGCTTCTTTACACGCACAACGCGGCCAGGGCGATTGTTCAGCAAGTCATCGAGATTAACCTGCCCCTCGACAGCATAAGAACTGCCGTTGACCTGCAAATACATGTTGTCCAGTTGCGCGCGCTTCAGGCTGGTCTTGATGCGCTGCGACTCGATAGCCAGGTCAGCGGGGCAGAGGCCGAAGAACTGATGCGGCAGCAGGATAGAGCCAAGCGCCACGAACGGTGGCCCATCGCATTCCTCGTTCGACAGGATGTGCTCACCGCACTTGATGACCTGGCGCCATTCAGCAATACCGTCGCCGTCGTAGTCGCACTGTACGTATGCTTCCAGAATCCAGTATTCGCGCATGGACTCGTCCGAACTCTGCGCAACATCGTTCAGATATGAATCTTCGTTGTTGTACTGCTCGCGCTCGACGCGCTCCATGCTCATGTCGGCGCCGATGTTGTCGCCTGACAGTCCGCCTTCGGGAATTGCATAGCCGGCCGAGCGCAGATAGCTTAGCGTGCGTTTGACACGGTGCGCGGTGAATGGCGACGTGGCGATAGACTTGGCATTCTTGCTGATGAGGAATTCTTCGGGCGGCAGGTTATCGATGCACAGCTTACCACCAGCCTTGACGCGCTTCATGCTCACGTCGTAGAGCATCGGCACGGGCGTATCGCGCAGTTGCTGCGCTTGCTGAGCGAATTGCTGGAACTGCATCAGCGCCTGCTGCTGGTTCGGGCCCGGCTGCTGCGCGGCAATCTGCATTTGTTGCAATTGCGCGTCAACCTGCTCCATCGTCTTGTCTTTGGCCTGCTGCGCTTCTTCGTCCGGGTACTCCCTCTGATCGATAAACTCGACCTCCGGATCGTCCATCAGCAGGGCAAGCTGAACGTCAGTCTGCCCGCGATAGTCCTCGCGCGACTCAATCTCGGAGTCGTCCCACCACACCTTGATGAAGCCGACCTTGTTCTGCAACGCCTCACGAATCCAGGTCGCCGTAATGACGTAGCCGGGATTCTTGTTGCGATAGATATGGTTGACGTATGCCGAGATGAGCTTCGCCTTCGGCGCGTCGTCTGGCTTGCGTTCTTCAAACTCAAACACGTTGTCTGAGCCGTAGAACGTCTTGATGAGCGGGCCTTCCATGCCCAGCACGGTATTGCGGACGGTGGTGTCCACAACAGATGATCGCCCTTCAATCTCGGGCGGGGCTAAGTCCTCTTTCGGCAGCGCCAGGAAATAGTATTCATTCCGGCGGCGCATTTCTTCCAACTTGCCGTCACCGAATCCATAGGCATTCTGCGCTTCTTGGTCGATCAGCGCGCGTAGGCCGTCTTCGGTGATTTTCTCAGTCTTTGACATTGGGTAATGGGCGTCTCACGACGTTACATTAGGGAAATCGGACCTACTTTCGCGCAATTCTACACCGAAATGTTTGGCAGTGGTAATTTATGCATTACCACACAAAGACGCGGCTGAAGCGGGCATAGCCAATGTACAGACGCCAGCGTTTGCAGTCAGGCGGGAACTTAAACCGCGTCAGAGTGAGGAAGTGGCCGCCTTCGTTGAGCGACCAGCATATTGCGTTGTTGAGAACCAGTTTCATGTTGCTTCCTTTGCGCGACCAATGCTCCATGACCGCCCCATCACGAAAATATAGAACATGAAAAACCTCTTGCCGAATGTGAACTTTCCAGAAACAGCGTCTTCCACATTACGATGCCAGCCAATTGAAAAGTTCACAGGTCCGCCGCCCTCATTGAATGCAAAGCGGCCATCATAGAAACTAAACATGTCCCGACCATGCTCATTTAATACGACTGGCAACCCATATTTATTTCTCCAGGGTTTCTTGGTAGTGCCATTAATTTGAAGCCTCATGTCGCCTCCTTGGTTGCCCATTCCTTCGGGATAATGTCGTATTCGCGCGGTCCTTGAGCATCGCCACGGATCAACAGCTTATCTCCGCCCCATTCCCGCAAGACAGTGACAATCTGCCCGTTGTGTCGCTTGAATTCCATACAGTCACGCTTCAGACTGGCCTGATCGTCAGGCACTTTAACTTTCACTCTATGCATTGTTCATCCTTGGGATCTTCAGAGCGCCGCCCCATTCGTCGTTCGTCATCTGGTCAGCAACTAGCGCCAGGTAACGGAAAGCGTCGGCACCGTGCGAGAACTGGTCGTGCAACGGATTGACGCCTTGCCCGGTCTTCTCGTTGATGTTCCAACGGTAGCGCTTCAGGCACTCGATGAGGCGGGCGGCGCGGTCCTTGTGGAAGTAAATGCGCGGGAATACTTCTCGGGCGCGGTCGATTCCGGTGTTCACGCCAGTATTCGGCACCTCAGCCACGGTCCAGCCAAGCCCGCTCATAATCTCGGCATCATCCTTGCCGGTCTGGTGGCGCTTGTGGAATCCATCGTGGGGCAGGTAGCAGGTTCCCCAGTTGATAGGCTGATCGTCTAGGCGCAGGCCGCGCAGCTCGGCGTTGTAGTCAGCCAGGATGCGCTGATTGCCCTCGATGTAGTGGATGACGCGGATTTCAGAGGCCACCTTCTGCACTAAGATGATGGTCATGTTGTCGGCCATGCCCAGATCGAAGACGATATGCGTCTTCAGCGATGCATCGTGCGGGACTTCGCGCAGCCGGCCAGCGGCGATTGTTGCTGACATCGCGTCAAAGTAGATCGCGCCCTCGACGGCCGGCTTGCAGCGCCCTTCCCACACGTGGCCATAGTCTTCCGGCTTCATGGTCGCCTTGGCGTGCGCGCGCTCAGCCTCAAGCACTGGCGGAAACCAAGGATTGTCGCCGTAGTTCATCAGCACGGACACGCAGGCAGGCGGCGGCTTGGTCACAAACATCTCATAAGTCGGGTCAGTCTCAAGCTCGGGGTTGAACGTCACCCAAATCTCCGATCCATCCTTACGAATCGTCGGCAGCAGCGTTTTCCAGCTCTTGGCGCTGATCGCGTGCGCTTCTTCACACCAGCAGATGTCGACGCCCTCGAACGACTTCAGGGCCGTTGCTGTGGCTTCTGATAGACCGCTGAAGAATATTGCCGAGCCATTCGGACCGCGTATCTCGGCGGTCAATATCTCGAACTGGGCGCCAAGGCCCATCGCGTCGATCTGGTCGCTCAGCAACTGGTG